TTTACTGCAGATCCACAATCTGTAACTGACATGCAGCAAATCGATCTTGTTAAAAGATCAGTAAAATCTATCAATGATACTGCTAAGAATAGTCATAAGTGGGCAGTTCGTCGAGCTGAGTACAATGGAACACCATTACCTAAAGCTCCAACTTTATATCGTGTACGTTTGATGGCTCGTGGCCCAAGACGTGCTGCAGCAATTGCAGATGGTCAACGTAAGTGGGCTTATGATTCTTCATTGCCACAACGTCATGCTACTCACTTTGATGTTTACATTCATGAGGTACGCTAATGGATAAGAAGTATGATTATAGTATTAGATGGACTCAAGCTTATGATCCGCTTCAAAAAGCTAAAGGTTGGCGTAAACGACAAGTCATTGATGCAGCAGTAGCTCATTTGCATAATCTACAATTAGATATGATTGATGAAGCTGTTGAAAAAAGTGATCTTCGTCAAGCTAAAGAAGTAATTGATTATATTAGAAACAAGGGATGATTTTGTATATTAAGCCTAGTAGATATCTCTCTGCTGAGAAGCGAGAGGAGTTGTATACCGCCGGTAATCTATTCCTCAATGAATTGATGGGTGGTAAGCAACGTAAGATTGAGATCATTGTCTCCGTCAAAGGTGCTGGTCTTGATAAAGATGTAGATGGTTATTGTTTATGTACTGAAGAGTATGATAATGGTAAACCAAGAGAATTTGAAGTGGATATTCGTGGTGATCGTGGAGTAGACTATGCAATCAAATGCATGGCTCATGAATTTGTCCATATTTGGCAGATGTGCACTGGTCGTATAAGTGAAGCTACTTATCATAAGACTAAGGACCATTATAACTCACCGTGGGAAGTGGAAGCTCGAGAACTTGAGCAACCCTTATATGAACTTTATTTGAAGAATAGTTGATTAGTTTTAGTCGTTTTCCTGTTGATGTAGTACTTTTTGGGCGGCCTATGTGTCGCCCATTTTTTATTATAAATAGCAGTATGGCTTATACATTCTTCCCAAAATCTGCTTCAGAAATCCAGTTAACTTTAAAGACTGGTGATAAAGCTAAAGTAGCTGAGATTATGGACATCTTTGTTTACATTAATCGAAGCTTTCCTAAAGTAGAAGCGCCAATCAATATTGATCCAACTAAATTAGCTGTAATCAATGTAACACGATCTCTGCAAGGAGATCTTGATTTAAAGAAAGTTAAGACTGCTACAAAGGCAACTAAAGTTTCTATGAAGTTTGGAAATGGTTCTTCAGGTAACCGTGGTGCTAACAACCGTGGTAACGCCTTTGAAGGAATATTTGCAAACAACATTCGTGAGTGGTGGAATGGTGTAAAGATTAATGACACTAAAACAATGGATGCTATTGATCATCTAAACACTACGTATAAATTAAATAAGTTAAAAGAATTAGAAGTAAAAGAAGTTGGTGAACTTAATAATAAGCGTCCATTAGTATTCACACCACATGTTCACATCTCATCTGCAATGCCAGTTGTTGATAATGATATTGGTAAGATTGTTACTGACTTAACATTAATGTCAGGTAAGAAAGACGTTGCATACCTAAGTTTAAAAATGGGTAACACTGCAACATTCTTTAACGTAGGTTTAAGAACAATTCTTACGCCTACAGAAATTAAAGCAAACAATATTCAAAACAAAAATGGTTTAATGCTATTAGATCTATTCAATATTAAACCAGCAATCTTCTGCGATATCTTTAATGGTAAATTAGCTAAAGGATATAACGAAGACGTTTGGCCAAAGATGAAGCAAACTCAAAAGATGGCATTGCAAAAACTTCTTGAGTCAGGCATTGGTCATGGTTATCATGTTATACATAAGTTTCCAACAAAGATTAAATCAGTTAAGATTGATAAAGCTTATATGGAAGCTGCAGCAACTCCATTATCATTAGTGATTTACTACGGTGGTAAAACCGGAACAGGTAAACGTATTGATATGGAAATAGAAACAAAGAAATACATTTTAAAATTAAACATTCGTGATACTCAAGGTGCCGATGGTTACCCAACACGCTTAATGGGCGATTTTACTTACAAAGAAAAATAAGATGAAGAGTTTTAACACTTACTTAGCAGAAGAAAAGAATACACACATGACTCACATCGAGGATTTAGTTCTCGATGGTGGTGTGAACGGAGCACGTCAAGCAATTGTAGCTCTTCAATCTTTAAGAGATATGTTAGCAGGTCACCAAGCTTCTGAAGCTCGTGTAGGTCTAACTGTTAAATGGGACGGAGCACCAGCTGTGTTTGCTGGTACAGATCCACAAGATGGAAAGTTCTTCGTTGCTAAGAAGGGTATCTTTAATAAGAACCCAAAGGTTTATAAATCACATAAAGATATTGAGGCTGATACTCAAGGTGATTTGCAAAAGAAATTGAAGTTAGCATTTGATAATTTGAAGTTGTTAGGTATTAAGGGCGTAGTCCAAGGTGACATTATGTTCACTCAGGATGATTTAAAAACTGAAACAATAGATGGACAAGAGTATATAACTTTCCATCCTAATACAATCGTTTATGCTGTGCCAAAAGATGAGGCGGATGAGATACTCAATGCTGAAATTGGTGTTGTATTCCACACAGCTTATGATGGTAAAACATTTGAAGAAATGAGAGCAAGTTATGGGGTCGATGTTGAAGCGTTCAAAAAAACGCCAAAGGTGTGGGCTGTATCAGCTGGAGTACGAGACGTTGGAGGAAGAGCAAACCTCACCTCCAAAGAAACGCAGCAAGTTACGAAAGCATTATCCGATGCAGGTAAAATACTCCAGTCAATTGGAAGAGGAGTACTTACCCTTGTCTCATCAGATACAGAGCTTAACACCATCATTAACACTTATAACAACACCTATATCAGACGTGCAGAACGAATGGGATCAGGACGATCTCACGTTAGAGGATTAATTCAATACATCCACGATAAGTATCAAAAGGATATTGATAAGCTTAAGACTGATAAAAGTAAAGATGCTAAGATTGCTAAACGCCAAGCAGTATTAGATAACATTGACTCTCATCAAGCAGACCTAATTAAGATGTTTGAATTGCAGAAATTGATAGTAGTTGCAAAAGAGATTATTATAAATAAGCTAAACCAGATCAATACTACCAAAACATTTGTTAAAACAAAGCAAGGCTTTAAGGTAACAGGTGCAGAGGGATTTGTTGCAATTGATAGGATTGGTGGAGGGGCCGTTAAACTGGTTAATCGCCTTGAGTTCAGTACGAACAACTTCAATCCAGATATTATCAAAGGTTGGGATAGTCCTAGCCGAGGTTAATGGGAAAAACATGTTAAAGTTCAAAGAATATTCTACTGAATTAGATGCCATGCTCGAGTCTGTCGAGCTGAGCGAAGACGAGTTACAGCAACTCGACGAAGTATTAGATACTGCTCAACGTCTAAAAAGAAAACAAGCATTCAAACGTCGTAGTGCAAGAATTGCATTAGCACGTAAAATTCAATCAAAGCGTTTAGCCACACCAGAGCGTTTAAAAGCTCGTGCTAAATTAAGAGCTAAATCGCTTCTCATTAAGAGATTATTCCAGGGCCGTAGCCGTGGAGAAATTCCTCTATCACAAAGAGCCCAAGTAGATAAGAAGTTAGCAATGATGAAAGGTGCTATTAAGCGCATCTCAACTAAACTTCTACGCCGAGTAAAACAAGACGACATCTCACGTAAGAGTGGTAGTAAGTCTAAAGGTCATTCATCGGCTGGAGCTCTATAATTGAAACACTTTAAAGAGTATTTGAAAGAGGCAAGTGGCCATGTGACTTTCACATTTGGTCGCTTCAATCCTCCTACTGTTGGTCATGAAAAACTCATTGAAAAAGTTCACTCAGTATCTAAAGGAACATATAGAATATATGCTTCTCAATCAAATGATGCTAAGAAGAATCCATTAAGTTATAATGATAAGATTAAATTTATGCGCAAGATGTTTCCACGTCATGCGCGTTCTATCATTAGCGATGTAAAAATCAAAACAGCCTTTGATGCACTAGACTCTTTGTATGAACAGGGTTATAGACAAGTCACTTTCGTTGTAGGCTCAGATCGTGTTGATGAGTTTGAAAAGACTCTCAATAAGTACAACGGAGAGAAACGAAATGGTGGAGGATTCTACAATTTTGAGGGCGGCGTACAAGTCGTATCAGCTGGTGAAAGAGATCCAGATGCTGACGATGTTAGCGGAATGTCTGCAAGTAAAATGCGAGCAGCAGCTAAAGATAACAACTTTGAATTGTTCGCAAAAGGATTGCCTTCAAGTTTTAGAGAAGCACAAAAGTTATTTAATGCAGTGCGTTCAGGAATGGGGCTTAAGGAATCATATAACTTTAGACAACATATCCAATTGCCAACATTATCTAAAGAGCGTGAAGCCTACATCAACGGTGAACTATTCCAAGTCGGAGATGTAGTTGAAATTAAAGAATCAAAAGAGATCGGTCAGATTGAGCGATTAGGTTCTAACTATGTAATTATTGAAACCTATGAAGGTAAGAAACAACGTAAGTGGTTGAAGGACGTTGTTCGTATTGAAGAAGCTGCAGTAAATAAGCTTATAGATTGGTCAACAACTTCAACTGACAAAAAAATTAAATCTTTTAAAGAACTAAATTAAATGGGAAACTCAAAATGAGCGAAAGAATTCTTAAACTCTTAGGCACAGAAATTACTATGTCGGCTAATACTGCTACAACAGTTGGAGCTGCACAGTTAATTCGTATTCTTCCACGTAGCAATACTGTTATCACTGTTAAAGATGGATCAACTGTTATTGGTAATGCTTCACTTGATGCTAATCAAGTATTCTTTCTAAGAAAGAAAGCCGCGGAGACT